GGAAACCCCTCTGTGCCCTTTCGCTTCCCCCCCAATGATATGTCCGATTCTATGAAACTAGCTTCCGACATCTCAGTCCATGTTATGGACAACAAAAACTCTGCTGCCGCTGCCGCCCCGGGTCGGGGCCGTAGTGTGCCCGTGCGTGCGTCCTTTGAAGATAAGCTTCTGCCTTTGTTTAAGGCTGGCGAGTCCGCTCTTGGGGATGCTAAGGAGGATCCACCTCCTGCTTATCATGATGTACGTGAGTTGTTCGGTTTGTTAAACCTCAACTCTTTGTACGATGAGCAGTGGGAATCCGTGTGTCGCCGTTTCGTCTGTTTGACGGAGCAGGTTGCTGCAGTTTGTTCGAATGTTGTGTTACAGCGTTTGAGCTTATTGGAGCTTGGTGTTAAAGGGCCCTATTTGGTGCACTTTGGTTTGACTTCTCAGAAGTTGCGTGATTGGTGTGTCATGATCCCGCGAGCCAACTTATCAATGGTATTGATGAGCTGGCTTGTTGGTGTTTGGCGCGTTTCTCAGGATCTGAGTAGTTGTGAGTGTGCTGAGTGTGTTGCTATGCAGCAACTTACTGGAAAGTCGTTTAACCGTCGTCGGTTTATTGGTACAGATGATGTGCTTTTGTCTGTGTCGAAGCGACTTGCTGGGGTTCGGAAGATCACTTGTTGTGGTCCGTGTTTGCCGTTGTTGGGTTTTTTGGATGGAAAGTGTGTGTTGGATGACTCTCTGTTAGAGAATCGTCCTATTGTTGGTTCCGATTCCAAGGCTATTTATAATCGAGTTCTTCTCGGTATTGGAGGAGAGCTCAAAGGTAGCGTGGAGGGTATCCATGGCTACTTCAAGGCGAATGAGAATTTGCTCAATGATGTTGTTGGTGCTGAACAACGGAGAGTTGATTTTCAGAACTGGCGTGGTTGCCAGTTTCCCCGTGCGTTACGGGATTCCCTCGTTGGTTTCGAGGGATGGGCTGCGGAGTTCAATGAGAGTTATGCTCAAGGTGGCATGTACTCTACTATTCGCAACATGGGTGCCTTTGTTAGGTCCCCTGGAGCTCAGAAGCTTGCTTCTGAGCCTCAACATGTTGAGAATATTTCAGCCCTTGGTGGGCTAGTGAAGAAAGTTGGCGAATTTGTGTCCTATCTGACAGAGCTGTTGGTAGGCTTATTCGATTTCTTCGCCGCGAAAGCGAAGTCTGTGTCGACTGTGGTGGTGCTCATTACAGCGCTTTTCCTCATGCGGAAAGTGCTGGGAAGCGCGAAGTGGCTGTTTGCCGCTGCGCTTGGAGTGCCTGCTGCGATTTCTGCTGCTGTCAAGACGTGTCCCGAGATGATCGGTGAGGCGTTAGGTCAGTTGACGAGGTTGTGGCAAGCTGCCGTCGTTTGGAGTACCACGAATAGTGATCAAGTGGATCCAAACCCTGAAAACCAATCGACCTCTCAAGGGTTGAGTGGTGGTTTTCTTGCTGCTTTTGCGATGATTGTCATGACAATTGTTCCGTCCGAACAGTTGAAGTCGTCGCATTTTGGTGCTGCCCTTCGGGTTGCGCCAATGTTGTGTGCTACTGTAAAGATGGCTGATAGTGGTTTCAGTTATCTGGTTGAGTACTTACCCAAGTGCTTCCAGCAGTTTCTCACAATGGTGGGATATTACTCGCCGTTCAATATGTTTGGGAATGATTCCCTTACTGTGCAGAACATGTCGAGTGCTTGTGAGGCTTACCACGCCAATAAACAAGCTGCTGAGGTCAATGATGCCTGGGATCCGATCTATCGTCGGTTTTGTGCAAGGTATGCAACCATACTGGTGACTATCCCGTCATCTGGTGCACAAACGTTCTTGGTAACGTTGAAGAAAAATGCGGACCTGATTCATGAGGAGTTGACTCAGGTTCGCGCGGTGCGGAAACATCGCAAGCCGTTGGCTGTCTGGTACAAGGGTGATCCTGGTATTGGTAAGACAGCCCAAGTGACCGACACTGTGCGTCGGTTGTATACTCGTGAGGGAGTGGTTCCTCATGTTGGTGAAGTGTTGTGTTCACTCAACAACGCGGATCGTAACTGGTCTGCGTGGAAAGGTCATGAGCGTGCGCTGTATTGGGATGATCCCGATCAAGGTGAGAAGACGGATGTTGACGCGTGGCGCGTTGAAATTCTTCGACTCATTGGAGATGCTCCGTATGTGCCGTCACATGCCTTTGAAAAAGGGCGTGTTGCGAATGCGGAGTGGGCGTTTGTTACCTCGAACCGTTGGCCGGAAGGGCCTGGTTCAAATGTCACCCCTGGTACTATGGGGCGACGCTTTCTGCAGTTTCATGTGGTGCTTTATGAGTGTCATATGGAAGGTCAAAGTGGAAAGAAGATTCTCGATGAAGGTTTGTTGGCTACGAAGAGTGCAACTTACAGGTCAAATCGAGAGTTCTTACGGTACATTTGGAAGTACAATGGCAAGGAGACTGTCCTGACATACCTGGAGCATTTGGATGTGCTTAAGGCTGCGTATGTTATGGAAACCAAAGCTGCCCAAGGGAAGAAGGCAGATTTGGCGGAAGCTATCGTTCTGGAAACAGAGGCGATGGAGGATGCTGTTATGGGTACCGATCTTGTGGATTGGGCGTTTGCTCAGGCAGATCATGATGAGGAGATGTTTGAGCAGCCTTTGAGGCCCCCGAGGTGGGGACCTAGAGGTGCTGGTGGAGCGAAGACTCTTGGTATGCGTGCGATTCAGGAGGCTGAGCGCAAGGAGGCCGAAGAGGCTGCGGAGCTTGTTGAGGCTGCTGAGAGGGCTCGTGCCCTTGTGGATGCTGGTCCACCGAAGATTCCGAAGTATTTCGGATCGGTGTATCGGCAGATGAAGCTGCAGCCTGGTGCGCCGTGGGATTGTGAAAACCCGGCTGATTTGGAGTTGTGGCTTGTTGCTGCAAGTAGTCAGCCGAAAGATGTGCCGTTTTGGAAATTTCCGGATACTCCTGAAAAGAAGTATGCGAAAGTTGAGATTGCGCTCCGTGATGAGTTGTCTGGTGAGATTCATTCACTCAAGGGTGCTGAAGTGGAGTCGTTCCGTTTCAGTCAGTTGTATGAGTGGTTTGAGGAGTGGTTCCCGACCGAGTTGTTGGTTGAACCTCTTGAAGGCTTGAGTAAAATCAAGAAACACCGGATGATGGCGTTTTATTTAACGATGACGTTTCGTGCGTTGTCGTGGGTGGTTAATGACCACCGTTTGTTTGTTACAGGAAAGGGTGACAACATTCAAGTGTTGGCTTGGATGGCCAGGAGTGTGCTGGTCAAGACGTGGCGTGCCATGGTGTGTGGTACTATTTATTGTCAGTGGCATGTTGGTGTCTTTGAGCTTTTCAAAGGGAAGCGACTTGAGGAGTTGCGGATTGAAGAGCTTAAGGCGAAGGAAGCCGCTGCGATGGCTGCTGCCAAGGATTTGGCAAAGGAACATTTGCAGGAGGAAGATGCGAAGGAGGAGTTTGGACCCGTCCTTAAGAAGAATCCTGCAATCAAGAGCTTGGATCAGGCTTACGAGACGGTTAAGGAGCTGTCTTGGTATGGTGCGTTGTTTTTGACGCCGTTGCACATTATCCAATGTACTGCGAAGCGCATGTACAGTTTGGCTGTGTGGCCATATGGGTATGTGAAGAGTGGCTTCAGCATTAAACGGGCGTTTAATGTGTTGAAGGTTGTTACTGTGCTTGGTGTTGCAGTGGGCATGATTTATGGTGTTTGGAAAGGCATCAAAGCTTTGTTCTCTGAGGAAGAGGATGACTGTCCGGAAGACATGGATGATCTTCGGAAGTTTTGGCGTGAAAACGCTGATTCTGAAGAAGTTCAGAAGGATGTCGCTGCTCAAGAGTATCTGGCAACACTTGGTGTGTTTGCGCAGAATGCGAAGCAGGAATCGGATGGTTATAATGATGTGCATCAGAAGGCCTTGCGTGATCAGTTTCGGTACGATCGTGTACAAACTGGTCCCAGACGCAAGACGAAGAAGCATGTTACGAAAGCAACTCATGCGTCGCGTGCAATGCATTCTCATGCGCAGGCAGCGCCTGACCTCTTCGAGGCTGAAGTGGTGGCGCAATCTGCGTTACAGACGCGTCATGTTGTGGAGAGGATCTGCAAGAACATGGTGTCTGTTTCATGGGATGGTCGTGGTCGTTTGAATGGTACGTTTGTCAGGAAGGATGAACTGCTGTTGCCCCATCATTTCTTTTGTGACCCATGGACTGGGGAGCTGTTGGCTGATGGGGGAACGATGACGATTCAACAAGGAAGTGTGATTCGTGCTATCACGTTTTCTCGGAAGAACATTGGAGATGTTCAGTCGATGCCGTATGATGGAAAGATGATCTACGAGGACTGGGCTATCTACAAGTGTGGAGAAGGCATGTCCTACCCGGACATTACGAAGTACTTTCGTCCTCTTATTACACCGGATCTTGCAAGATCCTATAAGGTGTATGTGTTTGCCCGTCCAACGATGGAACACGAGGTGGAGTATGATGAGATCAAGGAGATTGGTCTGGAACGTAATGTGTTGCGGTATCGAAGCTACCAAAGAGGTGTTTTCCATTCGTATGTGCCTGAACAGTTGGTTTATGCACCGAAGGCGGATGGAGATTGTGGAGCTTTGATTTTGGGTTTGAATATCGGCGGAGAGGTCGCTATTCTTGGAATGCATGTGGCTCAGCGTGGAATTGCTGGTCAACCAGTGCGTGGCATTGGAAGACCGTTTCACTCTGGGATGGTGACTCCGGGGAATCTCGAGGATGAGAAGAACCAGAGTTTGGCGCAGGGTGAGAGCTCGGATTTGGAGCCTGACCCACGTTTGCGTGTTGTTGGTGAGACGAAGCATAAGGTGCCGCCCGCACCCTTCGAGACCAACATTATTCGGGGACCCTTGTTTGGGGACCCGACGTTTGCGATTGTTGATCGGAAGCCTGCACATCTTGGATTGTCGGATGATTGTCCGTACACTCAGCGTCAGCTGAAGTGGAAGGAGATGCATCGGTGCAATTACAATCAAGTTGTGTACCCGCAGGAGGAAGTGGACTCTATATTCAAGGAAGGAATACAGGAGCACTATGAGCGGGTTTGGAAGGAAGAAGATCATGTGTATGCGAAGGTGGCAACACTCGAAGAGACGCTAAATGGCGGTGGTGTGTTTACTCACATAAGGCCCGTCTGCGTCACAACGAGTGCTGGTTACCCTCACATTTGTAGGCCAGGTGCTAATGGAAAAAGGCAACTGATTGAAGGTGTGGTGGGTAGCTATGTGCTTACTCCGTATGCAAAGCAATTGTACGAGCAAAAGCTCGCTCATCTTCAGAAGCCTGAAGATGAATACCGGGAGCAGCCCGAAATAGCTGTATTGTATGAAAAAGACGAGACTGTGAGTCTCGCCAAATGGTTGGCGTTTCGGACACGATTAATTTCGTGTTTTGAGACGACGTACCTCCTGTTGTGTCGGCAATACATGATGGGATTTGTGAATGATTCACACAAGAAGTATAACTCAGGGTTGTTCTCTGCTGTGGGTATGAACGTCTACTCCCCGGAATGGGATGTGATGATGCGTTACCTTGGACAGTATGGAAACCATGGGTTTTGTGGTGATTTTACAAAGTTTGAAAGTCAGCTGACTGAACAGTTGGCTGCCGCGTGTGTGGGAGTTGTGAATGAGTGGTATCGACGCCATGATCGCAACTGGAAAGCGGAGGATGATTTGGTCCGTTTTCGGCTGATGCGTACTATGATTGTTTGTTGGTTGGTTATCGACAATACAATGTACGAGCAGGTTGGAAACCTCAAGTCTGGCGTTTTTGGGACGACGGTCATTTATGGAAACATGATGGCTTCGTTCTTCTTTCGCTATGCTTTCAAGAAGTTGGCGTTAGTTCACACGCCGATTCTTGCGGGACCGTCATGCTTTGACGATTGGGTGCGCTTCAAGGCGTTCTCGGATGACAATGTGTTGGTGCCGAAGCCTTCTGTAGCTGTGTGGTTTAATCACCATTCAGTGACCGAGGTTTTGGCTGCCGTTGGAGTTGGGTATACTCCGGCGGATAAGGATGCAAAGTTTTCTGAGGCCTTGGTGCCTCTCGCAGAGTTGCAGTTCCTTGCGTGTAAGTCGTTTGTTGACACAGATGACTATCCGCGCATTCCGGGACTGATGTACTATGCGAAGCCGTTGTTCGACTCTCGTTTCTTTTCCTCTGGAGTGTGGATTAGTAATAAGGTCGACCCCGTGCGGGCTACGATTGACAACCTTAACGGGATGTTATCGAAAGCATGGGGTGCGTCGCGTGCCGAGTTCGACAGGTTGCGAGAGCAGCTTGTTGACTGTGTAGCTTTCCTAGGAGAAAGAGGAAAGTTATGGACGTGGGGTGATATGTACGAGTCGTACGGCAAACAGGAGTTGGAGGCCATAGACGAGGCAGCGTGTGCGCTGTTCGTCTGGGATCACTTCGAGTGTCGTAGACCGTTGGATTTTCGTTTTGCAGGGATGGTTCCGAAGAACCGTCCACGTCTTCTTAAGATGAGGAAGATGATTATTGTGGGACGAGAAGCGTTTGTGCCTGCTGGTGAGAATGAGAGTTACGCTCAAATGGATGTGGGACAGGATTTGGTTAGCCTTGACTCCAGCGGATCGACAACAGTTATCCAGCCTGGGGCAAATAGGCCGAACGGAGGGGAAACCCCCTTCTTCGATGAGACTTTTTCTTATCACACGCTCATTAAGCGTTTCGCTTGTTACAAGGCGCAATCAAGCCCGACTGAAAGCATAGATCCATCTCGTTTGATGGTTCTGTCGCCTGATGTTGGGCGTGCGGGTTTTCTGTACTATTTTGCACAATTCTGCCGGTTCTACAAAGGCGGGATTACCGTGTACATGCGTACAGCAAAGATCATGGATGTGACTTACAACATGTCGGATGTGCCCGTCACTGCCGCAGAGGCGTTCGATCCTACGGGAACGAATATGACTGGAGTCGGACCTACGATGACTTCAGCTGGTGGCACTGTCCAAAATGTTGTGTTGTGTCCGTGGTTTTCTCAGTATGTGATGACTGAGATACCGCGTGTCACTGGTGAGGCTCTTACGGATAAGACCTCGCCTGGTTCGCTGAATATTACTCAGGATGGGACAGATGCTAGTTCTCGGTTTTTTGTTGCAGGTGCGGATGACATGCGCTACGGTTACTTTATGGAGTTACCACGCATTGTTATCCCCTCGACGATGGCCGACAACCAGTCGTATGCCCAGAGTGATGTTGGTGTTTCATTTGAGCAAGAAGATCATCACCGGATCGTGTCAGAAGGCCCTCGGGTTGGAGTCGCGAACCGGCATGATGCTGGGCTCATGGAGCGCCAAATGGATTTGGCAGATCTGATGAGGAGGAAGCAGTACCTCACGGATTTTGTGTGGTCACAGGTGGATACTGTGAACGAGCTGATATGGCAGGCTGTGGTGCCTTGGGGACTGGTCTTGGACGGATCTGTGACTTCGATTCCCGTGGACAACATGACCTTCTTTCGTTTTAAAGAAGTGATTGTCCATGTGAAGATTCAGTCGCAACCGTTCCAGCTTGGAACTCTTGTGCTCTACTTTGTACCGATGCGTGATTCGGGCTATGTTAGCAAACACATTAGTACCTCCCGTACTAATATTAGTATTCTCCCTCACGTCATGGTTCAGGCTGGAACTATGGGAGAGTATGCTTTCCGCATTCCGTGGGTGTCGACTCAGCCGATCTTCGATACCTCACTGGATGTGAACAATGGACTTGTTCGACTCCAAGTCTTCAACCCGCTCTTGGTGGGTGCCGGTGCGACACAAACTGTTGCTAATGGTACCATCTGGGTCGAGTTCGTTGAGCCGGAGTACAGTGTCATTCGCCCTCGAGCTCTTACGCTCAGCAATGACTTTGTATCGGTCGACGATGACAAGGAGGACAATCAGTCCTATGCGCAAGGGAATGTTGTAGGGATGCTAGGAACAGCGTCAAACATCATTTCCACGGTGCAAGAGACCGTCACTTTCGCGAAGAAGGTGAAAGGACGGTTTGTCGGGGGTAAGGACCTCGACCGTCCGTTTGTGGCGACGAATCCTTTTCCTGTGATGCAATTTGGTGGACCTTCGCTCTCTGAGCTTGGAATGGTCGATCAAGGACGTCACATGGGGGATATCCCATCGATGGACTCGTTACCTACGAGTGAACAGTTTTGCTCTCCTCACGATGAGCTCACTGTTAAGAACTTCGTATGCAGGTTTTCGTTTTACGAGACTGTTCTATTCTCAACCCTCGTTGAGGCTGGTACACAGCTCGATTTGATTTCGATGTCCTGCGTTCCGGAGTTCTATGCTGCGACGCTCGATTCGCCAATTCAGCTGACTTCATGTGGTGCCGGTTCGTTACCGTTCACATATTATCAGTTTGAGGCGTTCGTGCTTCGCGTGCAGGTTGTGTCCTGCATTGGCCAAGGCGGCCAAATTGCTATTGTTCCTACCTATGGTGGGGATAACAGTGTGCCCTTTGACGCGTCGTTGTCATCATATGCTCATGTGATTGACATTTCGACCTCAAAGAATTACGAGATTGAGATTCCTTGGCACGCCACTCGAGCATGGCTTCGTGTTCCGCACAAGTCATATAGTGGATTCGAGGAATCTTCAATGTACGCTACAGGGTCGGTTCAGATTTACGCGCTATCTTCATTGATGGCAAGTGAGTCGGTTCCGAACACCTGTTATATTAACCTGTCCTTCTGTTTGAAGGGCCCCAAGTTTCGTGTGGTCAACAACGGACTTACCAAGCTGGTTTTCAGCAATCCCTACACTGGTGTGGAGGGAGCTGTTGCCCGTTTGGAAGGTCCGTATAGACCGCCGGAAGATAAACCGAGACGGCGAGCTCGGGGTGCGACTACCGGTCGTGGCAGGTTCCCTGCTAATTACCGTTGATCGTCAGTTCGCCTCACGGTGACGCGCGAAAGCGCGTGGGCAACCTCCCGCAAGGGGGTGTTGCCCGTTCTGATGGTCAATTGGTTTTCATTCCGTTTTCCCTTTTGGTTTCTTTTCTAGACGCCGATATATATATAAAATCAAAATACGCG